TGGCGTATAACAGAATTACGGTGACTGTGGCTGGTGGCAAGTTTTTACTTGATGGTACGGCCCAGCAGAAAAGCACTCTGACGCCATCAGTTAAGTACCGATTCGATCAGTCGGATTCTTCTAACGCTGGGCATCCGATTAAGTTTTCTACAACCAATGACGGCACCCATGCCGGAGGAACGGCGTTCACAACTGGGGTAACGAGTGTTGGTGTCCCAGGGCAGGCAGGCGCTTACACAGAGATCACGGTAGAGCAAGACTCTGCGGTTCTGTATTACTACTGTCAAAACCACTCTGGCATGGGTGCGAGGGCGTATGCTGCCACTAGCGGTGGCGGTACATCTGGTGGGGCAAGCGCTTCTACCGGAGATATGACCGGCTACTATGTGGTAGCGACTCCCCCAGATAACATTATTTTCAAACCAACGTACACGGTCATGCCAACCGATTTTACAGTCGTTGGCACATTCCAAGGTTTTACTGGTGACAGCACTGTCTTGCACATTTCAGATGTGGCCACCATCGAAACAGACGGATCATACATAGCAGACGACACTTCAATAGGATCTGGCCATATTTTTTATAAATTGTTTCACATTGCCGATGGTAAGTCGGTGACGGTAGGCAATGGTGCAACCCTGCAAGGGCTCGGTGAGGCGCCTACTGGGGATGCCTCTGCGTCTGCGCAAGACAGGTTCAGATCGAGCGGCGAACTACTTTACTTCGGAAATATATAGAGGGCTATCATGGCTTCCAGAACATCTACGCTTGTTGGCAAGGGCAAAGGCGCTCTCATTTACCACAACAACACAGCAAACGCCCAGCTTGTCACTATTAATGCGGTGGCTAATGACGGCGTATCTAACCCCAAGATCAGCGTCATTTTAGAAAGTGATGCCACTAAGTCGTTAAATTTAGAAGTGCTGCAATGGACGCTTGGCAATAGGCCGGCCAGATTGATTGATATTGATATACCTGGCCGTGGCAAAGGCACGAGCGTCTTGGGCAACGGCCAAAACGGTGCGTCATACCTGACTAACCAAGCCGATGTAAATTTAGAAACAAACGGGCTAGATCAGTCATCTAATGTATTTGTAGATCCGTGGTTCTGGGTAAAGCCTAGCGAGTACGGCAATGCCTCCGATACGGTCGCGTCTTATGTTGGTGTTAATAACGGCACTCAGGTAGGTCAGTGGGACAACGCCTTACAAGATATCAAGAATGACGTCTACTCAAAAGAAGTCTTATTCAAGGGCGACAATGGCAGCCATAGCAGGCAGCAAAACCTAAGCTATATGAACAGATACATGGCTTTCGATCAGTACACGCAGACTGCTATTGGCATCAACAGCAGTGGTTATCAGAGTATCTGTATTGCAAGGGCGGGAAATAATAGTTTTGACAGTGCCGATACGTCATCCAACTCTTTTGCGTATTGGGTGCTTGGCAGTGGTGGTTACAATCCGCAGAGCTATCCAGCCAGCGGAAGTTATCAGGTAAAAAACAACCCGCCAATTATGGCTGACGGCGGTGTTTTTACTATCAATTTCAAACGTGTCGGACAGAGCTTCGATGTGGTTGGGGTATGTCCTGTGCGCGGTGCATTTGCAGGCGGCACCATGCCTACCGATCACTCAGCAACGACTTCCGCTACGATAAACGGGCAAACCATTAGCAATTTTATAAGCACCCCCGCATCTTCTGTCAGTACCTTTTATACACAAAACGGCGGCTTCCAATGGATTAAATACAACAAAGCTAATGGCAGGTATTACTTTTGCGTTAAAGAGAGCTCAGCCAATAACGCTGGCATCTATGAGGTGGAATATGTCAACTTGACCCAAAACTCGAACAGCACGATGGGTACTACTGGGGGTGGCCCAGGTCAAGGCACTTTCCTTTATACGCAAAGTACTTGGACTAAGGTGGCAGACTATCCGGTAGGTATTACCAATAACTGCTCAATTCCTGCCAAGGTGGGTGACAGCCTCTGGTTGATGCACAACTTGTCGAGTACGGATGCTTATTACTCGACTGATCTAAAAACATGGACACCAGCAAGCTCCTTTTTAGATTCTGGTTATCTTGTTAGGGCAGATAGTCTGAGCGGGATTGTCTATTTGGTAAAGGCTGACAATAAAGTCATTACGCTTTCCACTGGGCTGAACGAGATGAATCAAGCTGGGCTTTTAGAGAAGAGTACGGCTGTCGGGAATTTCACGCGAAACGGCATTGTTGTTAATGCTGGTGATGCTCTTTACGGCGACGTAGATAGTTCCGCAACGACTTCTGTTTCGTTTAACGTAATGGATGTGAGTATTTAATTATGGCTAGAACAATACGCCTTAATACGGCAGACGGCTCAGGGGCTGCTGCCGGCGGTGCGCTCACGCAAGCGCAAATAGAAACAATAGTAGATGACAAAGCCAGATGGACTTTGGCCTACGAGAAGGTTTATAACAGAAACAACATTCCGTCTGGCTGGCTTCCGCTTCTATCCGCCGATATTCTCGATCAAGATGCCGCCAGCTCATACCATGTCTCTATGATGGGGTTTGGGCCAAATAGTGGTGCAGCGCAGATGGACATTCGGTTTCGCAACGGTACTTCTGCTGTAGCAAACAATAGTCGCTGGACGGGTTTTGCTAGATATGGCCAAAATAGTGGCTGGTCAACAAACACCACCTTCTCAACTGGCCAATTCAAACCAAGCACTTATGTAAACGATTCAGTGGCTGGCGGTGAAGCCATGAACCACAAAGAGATGACATGGTGGTTTGGCCCGAAAACTGCCCCTGGTAAGGGCAGAAATCAAGTTAGCTTGGAATACAAGCACTTTGTCCCTGAGTATGGCGGCTATCAAAGTTATGGTGGCCATAGCTTTCACTCTTTCATTATTGGCTCAGACTCTAACGCAAACTGGGACAATATCGAATTTGGTTTTGGCGGTGGTGCTTTTGCAACGCCGGCTGATGTGGATCCTGTAATACAGGTGTACAAGCAACTTCGCGCCCCCGCGAGTTAATTTTTCTTAAATTAGAGGAAGCTCACTATGAGTAAGATCATTGTAGATCAAGTCCAGAAGAATGGCGGGGATGTCCTAACACTGCCGTCTACGGACGCAACAGCAAACAATCAACCTTTGGTTGGTGCAACTAACGGCAACTTGACGTTTTCACCCTTAGCACTGCCGGCAGCGGATGGCACTGCTAACAAGCCTGTCACGACTGATGGTTCTGGCCAGCTTCAGTTCGGAGCGTTCCCGATTCCATCAACTGCTGGCACCGCCGGTCAGTTTTTGACATCAAACGGCACGGACGCTCTGTGGGCTAACGCCCCTTCCGGTATTGCTGTCGATATTTCTGATGATGTGGTTGGAACGGTCGTAACGGGATCTGCAAGAGGCAACTCTTACAGCTCTGGAGCGTGGACTACCAGTGATGGCCCTAATGGAACCCATGAGGCTCATAATGCGTTTGGAGGAACCAATGCTGAAGAGACATGGAATATGTTTCTTGGTGACGGCTATCCAGATGGCACCACTCAGATAATGTATACGGTTAGCCATTCTGGACTGCCCCATAGGGCGTTGGAGTTTGCTAACAACAAGCGAGTCGGGCATAACTGGAAGAACCACTATTACTACCAGAACCAGACCAGCTATGGCGGCTTTTACATTCGCTTTATGCCGATCCGGAACAATGGCAATTCTGCAGTAAACGTGCCGATCTATGCCTATGCCAGTTCATACAGCAATAGCTACTCTGGTTGTTCATGGGGTTATTTCACTCCTACAAACAGCAGTGGTACGCTTTACTCGACTGTTACCGGCGGAACGTGGGTGAATCAGGGTTCTTACTCCAGCAACAATAACAACTACAACATCGCTGGTGGTCAGACTGTATCTGTACCGGCAGGAACAACCGTTTTGGTTGGCCTGTGCTCATCAACGGTCTACCAGACAACCTATGTGTTTGTAGACTCAAATTACTTTTACGGTCTGGATAACACCTTCGCCAATTCTGACATTGTTTGCGACATGAGAATGGTAGCGGCACTGCAGCAGGGAAGATCAACGGGCAACACTAACTCAATCGGCAACCCGCATGAAATTTACAATGCGTGTGCCACACTATTTGGAGATCGTTAATCATGGCATACGCACTTTTTGATTCAAGCGGAACGCTGATCGGTATGGATTTGTACCAAAGAGAAGGGTATGAAGAAGTCGATTTCGATATGGGCGCCAAGCTCGTAAAAGTCGATGGCGAGGTGCGGGTGATGACCGCAGATGAGATTTCTGCAGCTATCACTGCCGCCAACAATGCTGCCTTGGCAGATATCCATCGAGGCACACGCAACAGGCTTCTCGCTGAAAGCGATTTCGTTGTAACTAGGGCTTTGGAGGCTGGCGACAGCGTTCCTTCCGCTTGGGTTACATATCGGACGGCATTGCGCGACATAACCGGAAACTCTGATTGGCCTAACTTGGAAGCTGGTGATTGGCCTACGAAGCCAAGCTCTTAAATTTGTTTCCTAAAAGGAGCTGTAAATGGCACTCACATTAGAGGAGCTGTACGCTAGACGAGCGCAGCAAAGGCAGGCTAATCGTGGCCTACTTAACTCCCCTATGGGGGCTCGTCGCAGAATGGGCGGCATGGTTGGTTCTGCCATGCGAACAATTCCGGACATGGCCCAGACGCAGACTGTGGTTCCAAGTGACCTGCCAGATATGGAAATAGGCGACGGAGCAATGCCGCGTGAAACCTATCGCCGCATGATGGAGGGTCGCTCTGGTGGTCGTGGGCCAGCTAGACGCCAGCCGCCGCCCATGAACCAGCCGCCGCCCATGAATATGAGCGGCCCAGGGCCGGACGCAGATCCGCAGGATATAGCTGAGCAACTTGATCCTAATCCGGACGTCATAAGCATGATGCAGGGCGGAGCGATAACGCCCAGTCAGGTTCAGCAAGCTATAGCGTCTGGAGCGGTTACTCCGCCGCCTGCTCAAAATCGAGGACTTTTAGCATCTAATGCACCGCTTACAGACGGCGTGGAGTACGATGCACGGGCAGACCTTGAGCTGGCCGAGCAAGAACGCGATGTTGAACCAGACGTAACACCAGTAGTTCCCCCTGCTACGGGCGCTGCATTATTCAACAATCTCGCCAACACTGTCACTGCAGTTACCGATCCCGCGCAAACCGTAACAGTTACTGACGCTGCTCCTCCGCAACCTGTAACACCGGCAGCATCAGAAACAGCATTTAACAACCTTTCTAATACTGTTGCTGACACTACGAGTGTGGCTGCGCAAACTGCTGACCAGCAGGTTGACGCGCCTGTTACGCCGGCAACTAATCCTCCCGCTGCAGCAGAGGACACAACCGCGGCTGGGGTAACTAACGCTGCGCTTATGTCCCAAGTAAACGGGATGTACAACCAATATCTTGGGCGTAACGGCAATCCAGACAATATGCAGTACTGGGTAAACCAGTTAGCCGCGGGTGTTCCGTTAGCGGATGTAGAGAGAGCGATTGCCAATAGTCCAGAAGGCATAGCGTATGCGACGCGGCAGACAGGCGATCTCACCGTAACAGAAGAAACAGCAGGCGATGGCTCTGGGGACGCAAATCCGGTTTTCAATCAAACTAACGACGAGTTATTAGCGACGATCAACGGCCTGTATAACCAATATCTTGGTCGTGACGGCAATCTTTCGTATATGCAAAATTGGGCAGATCAGTTAGCTGCCGGACGTCCTCTAGAAGAAATCGCCGCTGACATTGCCAACAGTCCAGAAGGCCAGAGGTATGCTGAGCGTCAGCAACAAACTATCCAGCAGGTCACTCAAGCATATCGAGATTTATTGGGCCGCGATCCTCTTGATGAGGGACTTAACTACTGGGTTGGCACTATCAATAATGGCGCAACTCTGGACGAGGTTATATACAACATACGCCAGTCACCAGAGTTTGGTGGCCGCGCTACTAACATCATCCAGCAGGCGTTTGCGCAATATCTAGAAAGAGGCGCTACAGAAGGGGAGCTTAGCAACTATTTACAGCAGGCTAGGGGCGGTGTGCCTTTACCGCAAATTGAGGCGGAGATACAGGCTTTAGCCGGCCAAGATGACAGTGATGGCGGGTTGCCAACTGCGCCACCACCTGATCCCACCCCTACGGGATCGCAAGTGGATGTACAGGCAGCAAGAGATGATACTGAGACATACGAAGCTGAAACTGCTGCCGATTCTGAGGCAGCGCAAGCCATTTCCACAGTGGTTCCAGAGAGAACGGTTCAGCCAGAAGAGACGGCGCAATACCAGCTAAACCAGATACTAGATCCTAATTCCCCTTTAATGCAAAGAGCTCGCACCCAGGGCTTGCAGTTTGCCAATCAGCGCGGGTTGCTTAATTCATCCTTGGCTGCACAGGCAGCGCAAACCGCTATGCTCGATGCAGCAGTGCCGATAGCGCAGCAAGATGCAAGAACCTTTGCGGAAGCGGCAGGCCAAATTACTGATATAGAAGGCAGGGCAGGACTACAAGACGCAGCGTTAGGCACTGACGTTTCCAAGTTTAATGTTTCAGAGACTAACGTAACAAACAGATTTAACGCAGAATCGTTGAATCAAGCAGGAGCCTTTAACGCTAATGCAGCTAATACGTCAATACAGAATTTCCTCCAACGGGAAGCAGCGCGTTTACTACAAGATGACCAGCAGCTCTTTACCGCGCAGCAGAACCAAGCTGACAGAGAGCTGCGAAACTATTTGCAAGAGCGACAATTCGATTTCCAAGGCAGCGAAAACGCTTTGGACAGAGATCTTCAAGAAAAGCTACAACAGAACGATCAGGTATTCAGAGCTTCAGAATCGCAGCTTGATAGAGACTTTCGATCCGGAGAGGCGCAACTGGATAGAAACTTTCAGTCTACTGAAAGAGCACTTGATAGAGATCTACAGACAAGCGAAGCAGCTCTGGATAGATCGCTTTCTCAGCTACTTTCTAACGATAGAATTGCCTTTGAAACGTGGTCACAAGAAAATGCTCAGGTATGGAATGCTACTCAAAACCAACTGCAGCGTGATTTTGATAGATATAGAGTGGACGCTCAAACAGCGTCTACGGTCATGTTCTCGACAATGGAAAGCATTGCGCAGATCTATGCGGATCCCAATTTAAACGCAGCTCAAAAGCAGGCTGCTATTCAAAACGTAATGGATCTAGCAACATCAACGCCTGCGCTTGTTAGTCAGATTACCGCAGGCATGAATCGTGATACGCAAAATGAATTGCCAGAAGGCGTTGACGCTACTGCGTACACTAATCCGGAGGCGTTGCTGGGAGATGCGTTTGATCCTGAAGCTAATTACTGGATTGGCCCATTTGGTAGTCAGTATGGCGCGGCGCATCACCCGACATGGATTATTCCGCCGGAGGATGGCACAGCGCAGACACAAGTGATTGAGCAGATTGTGAACCCAGAGACAGGTCAGATATACATAGCACCAACTGGCGGTTATAGGCTGAGAGGTGCTGATGATGACTTTACTGACACTGGGGGCGGAGATGGTGACAGCGGGGCTAATATACCAGACGGCTTTACGCAAATTATAAATCCGCAGACTGGACGGCCAATTCCAAACTTATATAACGGCCCAGATGGAGGGACGTATCGTTACGATCCAGACTCAGGGCAGATGGTACCGTTTAGCGTAACAGGCCCATGAGGATTCTGGTAATAGTCTAAATGATTAGAGAGGCTACGTTTGCCGATATACCGGCAATAGTAGATATAGCGGTAGAGTCGGTTACGCAAAACCCTCTTCCGGTTCGCATATGTCGTGACTCGATGGCTGAAACGGCAAAGGAAGCTATTGCCAGCAACCAGCATTTTGTATGGGTTTCTGAGATAGATGGCGAGGTTGTAGCAGCCGTTGGCGCTATGTCAGAAAGGTCTTTCTGGTATGAACGCCAGCAGTGCTCAGTCATGCTGTATTTCACCCGCAAGCCAGGGGAAGGCATCAAGCTGCTGCGGAAGTTCGGGCAATGGGTAAAGTCGCGCCCTGTCATTAAAGTGGCTGTTATCGAATTAGAACCTGAGACGGATCCGCGGCTATTAAAGCTGTTGGCGCGTGTTGGGTTTTCCAGATTATCAATGAATTGCACCTACGTTAGAGGTCAGACAACATGAGCAAAGTAGTCAAAAAGGTCGGTAAGGCCATTGGCAAAGTCGTAAAAGGCGTTGTCAAAGGAGTCAAAAAAGTAGTCAAAAAGATCTCTAAGTCTAAGTTTTTCAGGGTTATCGCTACTGCAGCGCTGGTATATTTTGGAGGTGCTGCCCTAATGGGCGGCTTCTCTACGATAGGGACAAGTACCAGTTTCCTGCAGGGGATGAGTACCGGCCTATCTAACGCATGGGCTGGTATCACTGGAGCCACCAGCTCGGTATTCGGAGCAGGAGGCCCAAACTTTGCTCAGGCGGGATCGCAACTAGCGGCTGGCGCGAAAGGCGCAGCAATCAATCCAACGACCGGCGCAGTCACTAGCGCTGCTGGAACCAATATCGGCGTAGCCAAGTCATTTGCACCTGCTGTATCAAATACAACAAATGTCGCTCCTGCCGTTGCCAACGCTAGTGGCGCCAATGTTAATGCCATGAATTTGAATGCTGGCCCCTTGAATACTGGTAGCAGCTTGCCAGGGCAGACTAATTTTGTAGGCCAAGCGGCGCAGTCCGGTGCAAACGTCAACGCTGCACTAGGTCAGGCAGGCATGGCGCCGGTTCCTAGTA